GGGCACCTTTTTTGTCGAAAATGCCATCCGTAGTGTGGAGTTCATCTTGGATTCCGTTATATTGTTTTACGTTGTGTGCTAGCAGTTGATGGAAGTCGCTGTCGCTTGATACAATTACATGCTCATCTTGCGGGTGTGCCTGAATCCATCCAGCTACTAAGTCATCGGCTTCTAAGTTCTCGTGACGTAGAACTGTACAGTTGCTTTTTTCAGTTAAGAAAGTTTTTAGTGTATCAAAGGCTTCCCAGAACAATGCATCTTCTTCAGCTTCGGCTTCTGTAAGAGCGGCACGGGCAACAGCACGATTTTTCTTGTAAGGCTCGTAGTAATCCTTACGCCAGCTACGACCTTCTAAACAGAACACAACATGGTCTGCACGTTGTTCACGCCAACATTTAGCCACACTGGCCAGCGTAACATGGATGGCAAAGCCCAAACGGTCCCATGTATCGCTTTGGCGATGAGCGGCATGACGGGCACGGAAAAAGGTATTAGCGGTGTCTACAATTAGATATTTCATGTTGTTATAATAGCATATTATTTAGATAAAAGCAAGTGGTCCACTAGGACTTTAGCCCATTTTGCATGTGCTTCTGGACCAAAATGGTAACCTGCACCCACAGTAGGGAACTCTTTGTCCATTGCCCAATGTACAAAAGTTCTGTGATGCCCGTATGGGCTTATGTAACAGTTGTCCCATTCTTTGGGTGCAGTTTTGTAAAATGGATGGAAGCAATTGAAGAATATATGTGGAATGTCGGCATCCATAAGATCTAGATGCAATTCATAAATCAGTTCGTGATAGCGTTCGCTGGCCTGTTGACTGTTGTGAGTTAATACCCACTTTAGGTGTTCGTGTTTAACTTGTTCTGGCCAAACAATACGTGGAGTGTTAGCAGTAAATTGATAGTAGTTACCTTCGTACTCGAACTCACAGCGTTCCCAATTGGTCCAACCTATTACAATTAATCTTGGTTGATTGTTCTCTAAATACTGTCTAGTAGTTCTTAGAATTCTATCATTGCTACAGGCACTTTCGGCATCATTGACTAATTCAAAGTCCAATACCTTTGCCAACATATTGCCGTAGCTAACTTTTAAATTATCTGGATGTGGGCGATTGCCTAAGTGTTGATACTTGATATCGTCGGCGGCAAAAGCGTAGGTATTTACAGCCTCTGCGGCCGCTGTATGACTATCACCGTTAACGTATAATATGCTCGACATGTGGTATTAGATACTCTGACCAGGCTCTGTGTGCATCTGCACCATAGTGATAGCTTTCGTGTACATCGTGATGTTGTACACATTTAAAGCCTTGATTGCGTAGCCAATAATAATATGTGCCATTTTGGTTATAAGGATCTATGTAATTGTTATCCCAATTATACATTATTTGGTGATTTAATGCAACATGCCCAAAGTGCATGTATGTATTAAAGAACAGGTGTGGGATATTTAGGTCCAACAGTTCTATGTGCAGTTGTTTTATTTTTTCAAAGCAGGACAATTCATCTTGTGCGTAGGTATGCGATTTTTCAATTACCCACTCTTTGTATCTTGTGTGTAGTTCTGGCGGAACGGTATCAAACCCACCTGCACTGACTTGGTAGTATTGACCATTGTGTAACCACTCCTCCCTTTCCCAAGTAGCCCATCCAATGATAATCAAGTCTGGTTGATTGCCTTCTGCCAGATATTGCCTAGTAGTTCGAATAATGCGGTCATTACTACTTGCACTCTCGGCGTCACATTCTAGTATAGCATTGTAGTGATTAGCAATATTACACCCATAACTTACTTTGATATTGTCTGGATGTGCTTGTCTACCTAGACCGCGATACAAAGGATCGTCGTTAGCAAAACAATGCGTATTAACTGCTTCGGCACCAGCACTATGACTGTCGCCATTTACATAAACAATCATGATACTGATGTTTTGCCGCCGCCTAGGTCTTCTTTGTCAACACGACGCATGCCAGTTGTTTGATTGGCTTCCCATTGTTCATAGTTTTCTGCAATTACATTTCTACAAACATCTTGGAACCAACGGTCAACAATCACAGTTTCTTCTTCGTTGGGCTTTTGTTGATAACCGGCACGAACTAGGTTAGCTAGGAATTTATCATTCCAGTCTAGCTCAAACGCACCATTGCCAATATTATCAGGATCTAATTCTACGCTAAGGATGCTAACATACGGCTCGCCGTTTTCGGTTGCAATTTCTTTAGCAGTCTTAGCCTTTTCTTTCTTTGGCTTTGGTTCTTCTGCTTTTGGTGGTTCAGGTTTTTTAAACCATTTATCGAATATACTCATGTGTGTCCTCAGATCATTTTTTGTGCTAACACCATTAAACTCAACCAAGCCCACATGGTGTTAAATGCTACCAATGTTGGTAATAGCTTTTTATTGCTAGCCCAAATCAGTGTTAGACTAGTTGCCAGAGTTAAAAAATACAGTTGCCAAATTTGAATACCAAAGATTAGTCCCGGTATGATGATTATAGCCTTGGCAAACCAGCTGGCGAATTCTACAATGTTGTAATCGGTCCAATAGGATCTAGTAAACCACATTTTATAGCAGTCTCGAATCTTATCCCATCCAGTGATATGGTAGGTGAATCCTGTTAGTACTACCCATACAGTTACAGCAAATACTATTTGTTCAAAGGTCATAATTTTATCCATAGTTCGTAATAAGGGTCATAGCGCCACCCTCGGGGCGGATTTAGTGGATCAAATTTCCACGGATGTGTCACAGGTGTTTCTGACGGCGTTGGAAATCTATTTCTGTATTGTTGTGCAATAGTCATTCTAACAGTAGCGTCCGCATACTCGTTGGCAAATACACCTTCTACCAATTGAGTATCTACTACAGGTCGAAACCAACGTTTAAATATTGTGATCATAGTGTCCTTGTAGTTTCCATATTATAAATTCGTCTTTGCCTACCCAATAGTGATCAAACACTGGTTCTCCTGGACCAGTAATCATTCTTATACCGTGGTATGCTTTTGTAAACCATAGGCGTCGTCCAGTTAAAAAACATTCTTTGGGTAGTAAACAAAATCTTAATTGCCAATTGATAACTTTGTTTAGTCCCCAATCTTCGTGCCTAGGAGGTTGTGTTACCGTAAAATCCAATGGCATCACTTGCCCCAGCCGTTGCCCCACAAGTCTACATGCAAACGTGGACTATAATTCCAGCCCTGTTCACAACAGATGTTGGCAATACGCAATTTGTTTTTATCATATGGCTCAACAATACCACCTTGTGGCATCAAATAAATTTGTCCTTTGAATCCAGCGTCACGGAATTCGCGAGTGGCACGACGAGCATCTTCAATATGCTCATCTGTTTCTACAACAAACTTAAGATAGGTAGTACCAATGTTGGCATAGCTCATTACAATGTCTGGGCGAATAGCATCTTCCCACTTTTCACCTGATGCACTTAGTTTAGCACTAACACTAAATGTTAATGCGTCGGGACCACGACGTCCACCCAGAGTACCACGTGGATTCAGTGTCCAATCTAACAAGAAGTGTTTAAAGTCGGCGTGTAATTCTTGAGTACCATTAGTTTCGAATGTAAGGTTCTTTAAGTCTGCCATGCGTGGATGACTTAGCAATTCGCTGTAAGCACGTTGCCAACCCAACAATGGTTCGCCACCTGTGATAACTAAATGTACATCATTGCCATTTTCCTGTAGCCAACGACGATTAGGTGTTAAGTCGGTCATGTGTGTGACTAAATCTTCAGTGGTGTATGTTGGTGACAAATGTTTAAATGCAGGATGCCAACTAGCATAGCTATCGCATCCGGTATCCACTAACGGCAAGTCGTTAAATGTAGGATACATATGAACAATTTCGGCTACATCATCTGCCCCTGTGGACTTTTCGCCCGGCTTGCAACCAAAACCACTACAGGTAAAGTTACAGCCATATGTGCGTAAAAACACAGACGGAACGCCAACAAAGCGACCTTCGCCTTGTAGACTATAGAATATTTCACTTACTTTGATTTTCATTTAATGCCTTCATAAAAAATTTTTGATAAACAGGAGCTATCCATCTAACAGTAGAAAATGCTATAGGCCAAGCTACGAGCCAATGCAAAAACCATAACAGCCATTCAATTGACAAAGTATCTTGATGCATATGAGTCACTACCAAAGTAATTATACCTGTGGCAGTGAAACTAGTTAATAGTTGTGTTAGTAATGTTATCATAAAAATGCTTTAATGTCGTTGAGTAATTTTTCACAAGTGTTGTCTAACCACTTGCCTAAAAATAGATCTTGATTATATTGTAAACGATTTTGTACTGAATTGTAAACCTCTATGGCTAAAGGCTTTGTCAATATGTTTAAATTATCGTTAATTGCTTTTTGGATACGGTGTTTTGGATTAGTTACAGTATCGTAACTATGGTTAATCTCATCGTCGAATACATCAAACCCTTGCTCACGTACTTGTGCTACTAATCCAGGTTCGCCAATCCAAATTGGCAAACGACCGGTTGCAATGGGCAATAGTGTTTTTTCAGTTGGGAAAAAAGGTCTAGTTGAAGTTTCTGTAACAATATTTATGCAGGCATTTATGCTATTATGTAGGATAGCATAGTTTCTGCTATTGCTACTTACTCTAGTATTTGTTTTATGACTGTATACACAGATACGTTCAAATCCTATGCCCGGAAAACTTAAATAGTCAGTCATTGGGTCAACAGGTGCCAGTCCAGGATATCTTTTAAATTTTACATCATTGGCTGTGACATGACCTTTGTTGACAATAGAGCGTATGTAATTCACTGTATAACTTTTATGTAATCTATAGTTTCTATTTAGACAAAAGAAATTCTTCCAGGAATTATCTGCAACCCTAACAGAATCTAGTTGTTGACTTTTAATACAACTAATAGCATCGTCAATGCCAAACAACCAAGGACAATAAACAACTCGTACTCCGCGAGCAATTAATTCTTGATATATTTGTTTGGTTTTGACTACGACGATACTACCGGTGTGTTTTTGTGCTATAGTGTCAAACAAGAATAGACTTCCGCGATCCAGGCGTCCTTGCGGAGTGGTAATACACTCGTCATCGATCCAAATGATTTTCTTAACTACAGCTTCACTGTCTTGTAATTGATCCCACCAAAAACTAGGATCAACGTACAAGTCAACGAACGGCAGTCCTAGTTTGGTGCGTACTAGGTCAATGTAGTAACTGTAATTGCGTGGTCTTAAAGTTTGATAATCCACATTTCTGTACCGAATAACTTATCCCATAATGGAAAGAAAACACCAAAGTTCTTATCTGCATGTTTATGATGCACCAAATGCCACTGACCTGAGGTCATAGGATACCAATTTATTTTAATGTTATGCTCTATTGCTTCTTGTACAGTTGCGGCCCATACATAATAAAAAGCCGCAATCCACCAAGCGTCAAACAACCATGCAAATATCACTGTGGGAATAACTTCAGTAATCCATAAGTCAATGGTACTGATCCACGTGTCATTAAACAAAAACAAGTTGGACCAATGCCATGATGTTTTGTGGTTGTTTATATACCAGTGGTGGTTCCAGTGCAGGTGCTGAATAAAGGGCATAACATGAATAACTCTATGCATCCAATATAGCACAAAGGTCCATCCCAAGAAAGTAACACACAGGTCTATCAATGATATTACCAATGTCGTATTACTCCTGCAACAATGAACAAGTTAGTTATAATGTAGCATAGCACGATAGCAGATCGAATCATTGCAACACGATCTGCTTCTTGTTTGGTAGCACCGGCTTTTTCTCCCAGTGCTTTAGCCCATATTCTCCAAAACTTACGCAAGTTAGCCTTCGTAGACTGCTGAGTTTGCATTGTGTTCGAATACTTCCACGCTACGTAATTTAACACCTTGGCCCACTGGATAACGGCAATTGAATTCTTTTAAGGTAGTCCCGTCTTGTGCTACTAGGAACCAAGAATTACCTGCTTGGAACGCCTTGAGAATATTTTCCATAGTTTTGTAAGCCAGTTCGCTGAACTTTTCGCAACCTACAGCCGGAACAATACGAACATCGCACACGCCGCCTTGGTCTTGCAAACCTAGTTCGGCCATTTTTTCAAACATAGCACGATGAGGATCATCTTCGGCAATTACTAGTGTGTGGTCGAACATGTATTCGCTCCACTCTTTAAATGCTTTAAGGCCACCAAAGTCCATAACCCAATTACGGTCGTCTAGTGTTTCGCTTTCGAAAATTAGTTTGATACCAATTGAGTATCCATGTAGTAGTGAGCAGTGGCTATGTGTTGAACGCCATTGTCTAAAACAGCATGATAAGCCGCGGTCGTTACCGTAAGTTTTTGTTGAAAGATATTTTGCCATTATTTTTCTCCTATGTTAGATTATAGCATAGGCTTGCAGAATTTGTAAAGCGGGATGAATGCCAGAAAGGCCGCTGGTTGAACTAGTATTTATTGTATTACAACTTGACCAAGTCTGTCAAATGATTCTTTAACTTGGCTAACCGTTTGATGAAAATGGATGCTGAACCAAATACGCTCTTCAGAATTTTTTACTTCGTGCTCTTGGAATATGTTAATCATCACAGGCTTATCAAACCCATACTCAAATATTTCGTTGTCGCTGTAAACATAGCCACGACTAGTTACTGTATTGATTGGATATATTAAACTTGTTGACCCGTTTCCTTCGTAATCTCTGTGCCTAGGAACATCACCTGTACTATATCCGATAGTAGGCGGAGTAAATGTAAGTGCCGGGAAACGCTGTGCAAATTGTTCGCCTATGTAATTTAACTCCGGATGCCCGCCCATTACAAAGAAGTCTTTGCTGTCTGCTTGTTTGCTTATCCAACCACCGCCGGGCAATTCTGACACAAGACTGGGTCCGTAAAAGTACATCATCTTTTCTTTAAACTTGTTAGTGTGTACAAAATTTTCGGCAACTAATTTAGCCTGCTTGGCTAATTTAGACCAGTTGTGATTGATGATTAAGTTAGGAAAGAAACCTAGCATAGTATTTTAATTAGTTCTTCTCGAGTCCATGTGCAACGTCTGGTGCCAACGCCTTTGCCAGATTTATGAAATTGCTCAGGCAAAGTTTTGCCTATGTCTACACCGTGTGTTTTGATTCTAAATGGAATGTTATACAATTTTGCCTTAGCGGCTTCTGTATTTATTGACATATCACTGTTATTAACAATGCTTAACATCATCTCGGGGGTGTACATAAAAAAACTTCCGGGGTGTTTGCCTGGGTTTTCTATTTCAGTGTATAATGCCCAGTTCCAAATTTCAAACCAACCATTGGCGCCATGTGCTTCATAGTATTCTTCGGTATCATAGTGTAAGTCGGCCTCGCCTGTGATTAAATGTCCACCTTGTTGTTCTGCGTAGTCTTTAAGATATAATAAAAATGGCCAAGGGCTTACTCTTAAATCTAAATCTTTAGATTTTCTGAGCATGAATGCTATCATTTCGTTATCTGGTTCGATTATTATTGGCTTAATATCACGTTCGTCGCACCACTTTAATGCCCACCAGTGCTCTCGTGTTTTTTCTTTCAACACCAATGGAGTAAATTTAACTTGGTTTCTGTGTAATGCGTTTGCTATAACTTCGCTATCCATGCCGCCACTGAGGGCAAGATATAGATTTTGATAGTTCTTATTAATCTGTCTTGCTGTGTAGTCGCAAGCTTCTTTAAAGGGTAATACATTAGTGGGAGTATTAATATGAAAAGCGACATCAAAGTCAATGTCGCTATTATTTTGATTAGGCTGGTAATTTATGCTGTACCAGTTGTTTAATCCGCTCATCTCCACCATTCTTCCCAGGGAAATACTACCCATTCATCTCGTTCGGCTTTGTTGATAATTTTACCAACATAGTCGGGAATTTTAAAATTGCTGGCTTCGTTATTAACCATTACCGCAAAGCGAACATTATTATTCCAGACATCGTTCCACTTAGGATCGTTTGGTAAGCATCCTGATTGCCAATCTTCCATTATCCAGTTAAGTGTTGCACCTGAGTCATTGATGTCGTCTACAATAAGAATCTTTTTAGGTTGATCCATGTTATAGCCAAATGCATCTTCTGCCATCCACAAATTGCTTTCTGGCCCAGTGGTACTGTCACGCAAACTTACATTGAGTGTCTGCATAGGAACATTCATATAATGGCTAAACATAACAGCAGGGATTAGTCCCCCGCGAGTAAGACCTACAATATAGTCGGGCTTCCAATTTTCTGCATACATGCTACGAATAATGTGATGCACCCATGCATTTACATTTTCTTGTGTGTAATAAACTTTAGACATTCTGATATTCTTTAAAGTTGTGTTGTTGAACGTGCTCGTTAAACTTAATTAAGAACACACTAGCAGTTACAGCATCGTCACCGTGGAATTGCAATCTAGTTCCGTTTGAACCATCTTGTCTACGATAAGAACGCTTGCCCTTGCCATATTGTACATATTTAATAGTGTGTCTGCGACCTTTGCTGTCCCACCATTCATCTTCGGTGACTTGACCACCAATCATTTCAAACCATTCGCACATCTCGTCTGTTAGTTTGTCGAGCTCAAACGCAATAAAGTAATTGACTGTTACGCCTGGGGGTAAGTGCATCATTTAATTAACCGATTGTTAAGATATTGTTCGTGTTGTACCCACTGCCCTTTGTGAATAAATCCCCAATCTTTCAAATGTGGCCCGGGCATAAACAATGTCCAGGCTACAATGTTTTCATGTAGTTCAATACGATGTAATGAGCTAGAACGACAAAAGCGGAAATGACCAGGACCGCGCCATACTTTCTTTTGACCAATGATGTCGCCATTGCCAGCTTTGAGAGGTACCCATTCATAGTAACCGCCTTTAAGTATTAAAGTAAAGTAAGGCCATGGATGATCGTGCAGGTCATCGGGATCTGATTTAAGAAACTTGTGTACAAACACGTTAAATGGAAACCATTTTCTGTCTTTAAGAAAAACATAATACCTTTCTAAGTACGGTTCGTTGTTTACACGATCCATAACAATACGTTTGCGACCACGTTGTTCTAACCAATCTAGAAACCACTTCATGGCACTTCCTTTTATCTTGGAGCAAAGTCCTGTTGTAACTTGATGTTATCGAAAAACTCTTTCTTTGTGCTGATATCGTCTTTGAACGCACCTTTGAGTACAGTTGTTTGTGTCAACGAACTATGTGCCATGATACCACGATTCTCGCAACATCCATGTACAGCCTGTACATATACGCCAACATCAGTGGCATCTGTGGCTTTCATGATCTCGCGGGCAATGTCATTAGCAAGCTCTTCTTGTAATGTGCCACGACGAGCACACCACTGAGCAATGCGAGTGTACTTGCTAAGACCAATGAGCTTTTGAGCGGCAATAAGCCCGATATAAGCAACGCCACTGACAGGTTGGTGGTGATGACTACACATACTGCGAAGCTCACTACGCACCACAAGCATTCCTTCATATCTATCCGCTGAATCATTTGGGAAAGCTGTTGCATCTGGTGCTGGATCATATCTACCTGCCATAATTTCGTTAAAGTACATTTTAGCAAGGCGACGTGCTGTGCCTTGACTGTTGGGATCTGTTTCTCGATCAATAAGCAATCGATCAAGCACAGTTTCAAATGCTTCTGTTGCTTCGTTGATTAATCGTTCTTTATCTTCTTCAGTGACGTAATCGCTGATGTTGTCGCCTGCCCAGAAACGTTTTTTGTCTCGTCTCATTTTTGCACGAAGATAGTTTCCAAGATATTTTTCTTCTTGATAACCACCGTCGCCGGCCATTGCGTCTAATGCTGTTTCTTTTTTATCTGTCAATTATAATTCTCCGAGTTAATGTCGTGGATGACTTTGTTGTAGTATAAGCGAACTTGTTATTGAAAGTCAAGCAATCTCAAGTCCGGATATTGATGATATTTAGGTTGTGTGTCAGTTTCGGGCAATTTTTCTATGCCCAAAGCACATGTTTCTAGCGTGGGACAATAATGGTAGCCTTCACCAAATGTCTTTTGAGTTTGCCATGGTGTAATACGCAGATCGCGGCCATCGCTACGCATGCGACTTAGCTCTTGGTATTCACCTTCGTTGTCTAACAGTATGGCTCCGGCTCGACCAATACTCAATGGTTTGCCGTGTCCAAAACTTAGACATTGTTTTTGTCCTGGTCTATACATGCCAGGTTTTAACAAGCGAGCACTATCCCAAATGTTAGTACGACTGAATTGATATTCACCTGCGGTATACCAATAGTCTGTTTTTAATTCATAACTTACATTCAATTGACGCATCAATTGAGGGATACTCAAATATGTAAATGCTGTGAATTCTGTGTAGGTTACTCTATCCAGTCTAAAGCAAAGCTCAATGGCATGGGTGCATCCATCTGTAACTACTACATACGGAGCACCTGTGTATTCTGCCAGTGCTTGCTCAAACTCGAATAGTTTATCGAACATTATTTAAACAATACCATTTATAGGCTGTGTCAACAATAGTAGCCAAATCGCTGTACTGTGGTACCCAACCCATAATACGCTCTGCTGTCTCAGCATCTGCTACTAGTTCGTTGGGATCACCGGCTCTGCGAGGACCTATAACAACATCGAAGTCACCGTAGGTATCTCTAACATAGTTAATAATCTGCCAGTTACTGATACCTTGTCCTGTGCCTAAATTAAAAATTGCGGCACCGTTAAATCCGTTGTTGAGACTTTCTACCATGTAGTCGATTGCACGAATATGTGCAATAGCTAAATCCCAGACATGAATATAGTCACGCACACAGCTACCATCTTCGGTATCGTAGTCGTCGCCATATAGTGTAAATGGCTGATTGTTTAACTTTGCTTCCAGTACACGAGCAACGATGTGTGTAGCATGAGGCTCTTGGCCTAAATCGTATGCCATTGGCTCTGCACCTGCGGCATTAAAGTATCTAAAACAAACACTAGGAATACCGTAGGCACTATGATAGTCTTGTAGTACACGCTCAACCATTGCTTTAGTTGAACCATAGGGACTCATTGGGTTAACTGCGGCGTTTTCTGTGATAGGCAATGTTTCTGGTTCGCCATATACACTGGCACTACTGCTAAACACAACAATGGGTTTTTTATTTAAGCTCTTTAGCACATTCATCATGCGAATAGTTTTAGCTACATTATTATCGTAGTATTCGCCTGGATCGAGTACACTAGGTCCAACTAAACTAGTTCCTGCACAGTGAACAATTGCATCTGGTTCTATGTCAACAATCAACGCCAATGCTTCATCACTGGCAAAGTCTGCTTGTAAGAATCCGTCGATGTTTTTTAATGTGTGTTCACGCAATACACGATCAATAATGGTAACTTCACAGCCTGCGTCCTGCATTTTTAATGCCCGTGCAACGTGACTACCAATGTAGCCACAACCGCCTGTAACAATAACTTTTCTAGTTGGTTTTTCCATTAGAACTTGCTTTCGTGTGTATGCTTACGATAGTCGGTTGACATACGCAACCATTGTTCACCTTTGCCTTCAATGATATCGCAGATACGATCAACAGTACCGTTAGTCCAATTGCTGATCCTACCCATGTTCTTATGTGGCTCTGCTAACAACACACGTAACTTGTTAATGGCATCATCTAGCGACCATGGAATGTAAAGTCTGTCAGCATCATTGCCAAAAGTTTCAGGGAAACTACGATAAGCAGGATACAAGACATTAGCACCAAGTGTATCGGCTTCGGAAACGGTGTTCGAAACCCAATCTTGCAAAGCACAATTAAACAATACACGACTATCATTGAGTAAAGCGTAGTAGTCATTCTTTTCTAGATCTTCGTGTAATACAAGTTTGCCTTCAGCCTGTAGCTTGCGAGTACGAGCCATATAGCTGTCGTTGTTACTGCGTAATGGAGCACCACTAAACACACAGAACTCAACTTTATCTTCAGGGAAACGACGATGATATTCTTCAATCAAGTCCATGTAAAAGTCTGGTTGCTTTTCTTGATCCCAACGAGCCGCAAAGCCTACACGCATAGCACGTTCTTTAAATGGCTTTAGTTCGCCGGGTACACGAGCACGAACTTCATCTTTACCAAATGCCAGTCCGCTGATATTATAGATTGGGCAGTCCCAACCTGCAACCTTCATGTGCATGACCATTTCTTCGTTGGTTGCAAGAATAGCACCACCTGAGTCACGTACCAGTTCACATACCATCTTTTCATACAAGCTCATCCACTTGCTCATGCCCCATACGTGAACAAAGTCATCTGGGTCAATGGCCTGTGCCAAACAACGCACAAAGATACGTGGACGCAAGTTAGCAGGAACTTGATTTAAAATGTAAGGCAATGATTCAATACCCGGCTGGAACATGTCTTCAAAGTAAATAACATCTTCGCTGGTTACTTCGCCTTGTTGCATTAGTCGAACCAAGTTCATTAGTTGGCTCATGCCAAAGTAGCTACGACCGTGTGCGTCTAGCACCTGCCCTACTACAATCTTTTCGCCATTGGCTAATGTAAGTCCGGGTACATAACTAACATCATAGCCACGCTGTTCAAAAACAGTTTTGTTCCATTGTGTTAGTTGTAGAGTGTAACGAGCCTTGTATGACTCAAGGCCCATGTAATAGAGTTTTCTCATATTAGTATCGTGGGCGTGGTTTGAATTCACCGCGTGGCTTCCATTCCTTCTTAGGATATGGCGACCAGTTGTCCTTAGGGTGCTTTCCGTTTTTAACACGTTGCATTTCGCCCCATGGAGTCTTTTCGTTGTATAGGTGGGCTTCGTCAAAGACGTAGCCTTGCTTTTTGCAAAACTCTCGATATTCATCGAGCTCTTCGAAAAGTTGATTAACTTCAGGCTTCATACGAAGATATTTGTTGAGCCATTCGGGTTTCGACATTTTAATTCCTTAAATTACGATTGTTTGATAGGGGCGGTGAGTATTGTATTTGATCAAGCAACCGTTCTCACCATCTTCGGCTACTTCAATCCAGACAGCTCGTCCTGGATACTTTTGTGCAATCTGTAGGTACAGATCGTCGGCAATCATTTCGCATGATTTATAATCTAGCGACAGTAAACCTTGTTCGCTATGATACAGTTTTTCGAGATATCGCTTGAATTGAATAAACTCCACGTCTCGGTCATTGTGGAATACGTCAATCCAAACCCTAAAATGAAAAATATGGCGATGAGGGTAGCCCAAAAACGAAACGTCATATTCATCTCCTGTGGCAAGTGCTGGATCAGTTGCGGCCGCAGGATACTTGTGAATACCCTCTTTGCGGAACGTGATCCAAATCTTACGCTCTGCGGCTTCTTTAATACGGTCTATAATTTCTCTTTGTTCTTGGTTCATTGTAGATCAAACTGTTTAAGTAATGTTGATTTGTGTTCTTCACCAACTGCTTTGGCGCATTCATCAATTATAAGACGAACAGTAAGTTCCATGTATGTCTTTTGGACATCTGGATAATGGCTTCCGCCGATTTGTAGTGCAAGTTCTGTTAACTTTTGATTCATTTAATTACCTCGTCTTGAGTGTATTTAGACCAATCAGTAAACACTGATCTATTTTTTAGATTGTGTAAACTATGACACCATACACCTGGATTAGTTGCCTTAAAGTCTTTGTCGTCTAGCTTAATTGTAGCATTATATCCTAGGTGTTGTAAATAGGGCAGTTTAACCGAAATCATGGGAATAAAATTATGATATTCGGTTAATGATCCTTCAACCAAACCTTCTACACAAGCAACATCAATATCTAGCGTACACATGTAATTTTGGGCATCACTGCGTCCGCTTTTGAGTGTAGTAACAATCATTTGTTCCCATTGTCGCCATTGGTGCGAATCGTTTATGTCTAGATTTGGGAAACTTTGGTTGGCACCAAAATAAATGTGGTCGCACTTATTGGCCATTGCAGTCGCATGTATTTCGGAAGTAGGTTGAATACCCACTACAAATAATGTACGCATACCAAACGCAGGAGTATGTTCTACTTCTGTGCCTACAAAGAATCTTACTTGATCGTGGCCTTCTCTGTTCATTACAGTCCTTCAAATAGTGATAAGTCAGGCTTGGTTGGTTCTTTCTTAACTGGTTTATCTTTAGTTAAGTTGCCTTCGATGTGTACATGCTTATTTGCCATTGTGCGAGCATTTTTTGCTTTCTTGCCTTTGAAGCCACGTGTGCCTACAATTTCCATCCAGTATTTGTCGTACTGCTCAATAATAGATTCAGCAGTAGCACGGTCAG